TAAGCTGTAGTAGTGTCATCAGGATAAAAATGGGCATCGCTAAAAACAATAATACGACCTTTATCAAGATCAATCCCCCTTCTCACATTAACTGGTGCTTCTTCTATCTTGGCTTTGTGTGCTTCTTGTCTTGCTAACTTTTCTTGTTTCTTTTTTTCGTTGTGTTCTTTCATTAAATCTACAGTTGTAGGTAATTCTATTTTGTGTCGTATTTCGATGTTTCTGCGCCTATTCTGAACGGCTCGGACACTAAACCCACTTGCTTGTGCCATCAAGGTAGGACTAGGATTCTCCTTCCATTTGGCAATAAATTCCTCGTCTGTAAGATAATACCCTTGCCCATTGCGATTCATTATGATCTCTACAAGTAGTTAAGACATTGAAATAATACAGAAAATTTGATTACAATTATACAATCACATAATTACAGGATTTTTAATGGGCATTGAGGATCGTCTGCGTAATTGGGCTTGGTATGTTTCGGGATCAGTTATTCCACAACCAGACTCTACTTGTCGGTCATTTGAAAAGAATTACATTCCAGAACTCGGCAATTTATACGCACCAGAAGAACCACACTACGAACCAGACCATCAAGATGGAGAAAAGATAGAACAAGCAATTAAGGGTTTACCCTTAGAACTCAGAAAGATACTAAAGGCTCGGTATGTGAGTCATCCTTATGCTAGTCAGAATCAACTAGCCCACCATCTCAGAAAATCACCGAATAGGTTAGAAACAGACCTTACCAATGCTAAAAAAAGACTCCAAGACGAACTCGACAAGAGAGCCAAAAGTAATCACTACACGAGTTTGCTCAAAGTGCAACCTAAAGAAAACAACAAAGAATGGGATTTTTCAGATATTCAACAATGGTCTGAATGAAAGGTTTATCTGTGAGAAGTGTTCCCATCGCAATAGCCACAAAACACGCTAAATGCCTTCCTGTGCTACTTTCTAGCATAGATCAGTATGTGCCACTCGATGTAGTTGTTTTTATCTCTGGAAGCGATTTAAGGCTTCCTAGACACAAAACAGTCAATGTCCAAAACATTGGAGATAACTTTGGTGATTCGTATAACCACATTGTAGATTTAGCCTACACCATGTTTGATGATGTTATTGTGGCAAATGATGACATCGTATTAACCCCTAGTTCCTACAGTCTCTTGATGGCAGATGTAGAACTACTGCCTGGCGATACAGCTTGGGTCTCTGCAAAATCGGACTATGTGCGAGGGTATCAGAACATTCGTGAGTTCAAACAGCGAGAGGGAATCCGTTATGTAGAAGAAAGAAAAATAATTCCCACCGATATTATTTCTCCTTTATTTGCTTATATTCACAAGGATAAGTGGGTCGATTACAAACCGATTAACTGGTATTCGGATGACATCCAATGCTTAGAAATCCGAGCTAACGGATACAAGAACTATGTCAGTCGGTCTTATGTCCATCATGTTGGCAGCCAAACAGTCGGGATGGATCACAGTAAAAACCATCAAGAGGCAGAAGAATGGATTAAGAAAAATATGCCAGACCTGCACCAACAATGGTTTTCTTCCCAAAAGTAAAAAACACTTGTATAATTTTCTTGGGAAAATGCACCCAAAATTTTGGTGAGGAACTATGAAAGACAAAGGAATGTCCATAATGATCGGTCTTTTGGGCAAAGAACCCAAGATGGCTGAGAAATCCGAGGGCGGTCTACTAGAATCCGACACCGAATCTTGCCCATTATCTACAATGGATGCCGATATTAACAAAGGCAACATGAAAAAAGCAGTCCTGACAGCCGATTATGGTGATCGTAAGGATGGCGAAGGCAAGTGCAAAGCCTGTGAATACTACGAAACAGGCGAAGAAATGACCAAGTGTGGGGTCGCAAAAGACATGGGACATTGCGAAATATTCGATTTTGTCTGCCAAGGTGAACGAGGCTGCATGGCTTGGGAAGCTATGGGCGAAGAAGAAATGGAAGGGGAAGAAGAATGAAACAAGGTTTGTATGCCAATATCGCAGCAAAAAGAAAACGCATTAAGGAAGGATCTGGCGAAAAGATGCGTAAGCCAGGCACACCAGGAGCACCAACAGCCAAGGCTTTCAAGCAAGCAGCAAAGACAGCTAAACCAGTAAAGGCTAAAAAATGAAGATGACCAAAGCAGAGAAGAAGATTGGCAAAGTCATGGGCGAATACAAAGAGGGCAAACTGCACTCTGGTAAGTCTAAGAAAGTTGTAAAAAATCCCCGCCAAGCTATCGCTATTGCACTAAGTGAGGCAGGCAAGTCGGCAAGGTATAAGAAGTGAAAGTCCGAGAGGCAGCAGGCATCATAGAACGCATGGGTGTCGCAGGGTTTAATAAACCTAAAAGAACACCGAATCACCCTACTAAAAGCCATTTAGTCGTGGCAAAAGAGGGCGATAAAGTTAAAACAATACGATTTGGTCAGCAAGGAATAAGTGGTAGTCCTCCTAGAAAAGGCGAATCAGAAGCCGATAAAGCAAGGCGCAAATCTTTCAAAGCAAGACACGCTAAGAACATAGCGAAGGGGAAGATGAGTGCTGCGTATTGGGCTTCAAGGGAAAAATGGTGATATATGCCAGGACTACTAGACTTACTTATGCCTCAACAACAGCCTACAAGTGGGTTGTTAAATGTGCCTAGTGGGTTTGATGAGCAAGGCTTTCAAAATTGGATCAGAAATACAGATTGGTTTAAAGAATTTGTAAAAGAATATAAAGAAGAACCAGACTTAAATACTTCTGATTATGACTATAGAAAAGCATGGTTAAGTGGTATTGTTCCTGAAAGAGATCCATACGATCAAAACAGATACCATTGGGCATCTTCTACAAATACAGGGGAAATGTTAAAAGCACTAGATCATCCTACAGCTTGGAAAGAGTATTTCATGAGAGATTATGGTGTAAACCCTGATTCTCTTGGGATTACAAAGCAAATGTATGAGAATATGATCTTTAATGCTGAATAATGGCAAGATATAGCTACGGACTAGAGAATTTAATCATTCGTAGTTGGGGAGAAGGATCAAAGCTCCATATAGGATCTTTCTGTAGCATCGCAGACAATGTAGAGATATTCCTTGGTGGCAATCACAGAACAGATTGGGTAACAACATACCCATTCGGACATATAAACCAAGACACATTCAAGTGGCATGGGCAAGGACATCCATCTACAAAAGGCGATATACACATTGGGAACGATGTATGGCTAGGCTCTCAATGCACCATTATGTCTGGAGTCAAGATTGGCAACGGAGCAGTAGTCGCAGCAAAAGCAGTAGTGCATAAGGATGTTCCTGATTATTGCGTAGTCGCAGGCAATCCAGCCAAGATAATCAAGAAACGCTTTACAGATCAACAGATCGAGCAATTAAATAAAAGTGCCTGGTGGGATCTACCAGATGATAGAATCCAAGAACTTATACCTTTACTTTGTTCAGAAAACATAGATGAGTTCATATCCAAGGCACTTAAATTTAGGTAGCGGAAAAGACTTCCGAGAGGACTGTCTAAACGCAGATATACAAGCAATTAAGAACCCTGACTGGGTGCTAGACATTACCAAAGTTCCTTGGGAAGAAACAATCTCTACAAGATTCGGAGAGATAAAAGTAGAACAAGGAATGTTCGACAGAATCATCGCTAACGATGTCTTAGAGCATATTCCAGATTTAGTAACAGCAATGACAAACTGCAAGGATCTACTTGTAGAAGGTGGAGAGTTCCACATTCAAGTGCCATATGACCTAAGTCTAGGAGCATGGCAAGATCCAACCCATGTTAGAGCATTTAATGAGAATAGCTGGCTTTACTACACAGATTGGCATTGGTATCTCGGATGGAAAGACCGATTCAATCTACAAAGTATTCAGTTTGTTAAAAGCAAACTAGCAACCGAAATGCAGATTGCAGAACATATGCTGACAATTCTGCCGAGAATGATAGATAGTATGAAAGTAATCTTGGTAAAGGCATGACAACAGTAGCAATTGTAGAAATAAGCAACTGTCCTACAAGATTTCAATCGTTTGACCACAAAGCAGCAGAACTCAGAATAATCTACAAGTTCATGCTAGAGATTGCAGAAAAGATAGAAGCAGACGAAATTTACTTCAAAGCAAAAGAACCAATTATTCATTAACTGTTGTAGAATAACTACACATCAACCATCAACCCATAGGGAATGGAATGGAAAACTCTACAGAAAACAAACAAATAGGACTCGAATCGAGTGATAAAGGAGGCGGTCAGCCTGGCAATCAAAATGCTAGGAAGGGAAAGCTCTTTTACGATGCACTAAGAGTCGCATTAGTCCAAGAGGATAAGAAGAAACTCCGAAAGATTACCGACAAGTTAGTAGAGTCGGCAGAGAATGGAGAGCCTTGGGCAGTAAAAGAAATCATGGACAGGATGGATGGTAAGCCTGTTAATACTACCGAACTAAGCAATACAGAAGGTGGAATCTTCAAGATGGTGGTCGCTTGGGAGAAGTAGAATATGCAGACGATGAGGTAAAACGAGTCGTTATTCCTTACAAACCTAGAGAACCTCAGTTACAAATCCACGAGGCGATAGAGAACAGTCGCTTTGTGGTGGTAGTGGCACATCGTAGGATGGGAAAGACAGTCGCAGCACTCAATGCGTTAATCAAAGCAGCATTGGAGAACGACAAACCAAACCCTAGATATGCAATCATTAGCCCAACATACTCACAAAGTAAGCGAGTAGCTTGGGATTACCTTTTAGAGTTTGTAAGACCACTAAATGCCACAGCTAATATTGCGGAATTAAGAGTAGATTTTTACGGAAGAAGAATCCAACTCTACGGATCAGATAACCCAGACTCACTCAGGGGTCAGTATTTTGACATGGTCGTGCTAGACGAAATTGGCGATCAGAATCCTAAGATATGGAATGAGATCATCAGACCTGCCTTGGCTGATAGAAAAGGGTCGTGTCTGTTTATTGGGACTCCAAAGGGAAACAACCATTTCAAAGACTTGTTCGACAGAGCAAGTAAAGAAGAAGGATGGTCTGCTCTACAGTTTAAAGCGAGTGAGACAAAGCTCATAGACGATAAAGAGTTATGGGCAGCGAAGAAGGAGATGGGCGAGGATAAATACAACCAAGAGTTCGAGTGTTCATTCTCCGCAGCCGTAGAGGGAAGCTACTATGGAAAACTTCTCAACGACTTAGAAGAAAAAGGTCGGATGTGCCACATAGACCGAGATGATCTATGTAGAACTTATGTCGCATGGGACTTAGGAATCGGAGACTCTACAGCCTTGTTTGTAGCCCAAATCACAGGGCAAGAAGTCAGAATCATGGACTATGTAGAAAACCATGGACAAGGACTCGATTGGTATGTGAACTGGTTAAAAGACAACAAATGGCATCAGGCAGAGCAACTCCTACCACACGATGTCGAAGTCAGAGAATTAGGCACAGGAAAAAGTAGATTGGAAGTGTTGAGAGAATCAGGACTTGATGTCAGGGTTGTGCCAAGACTTTCTGTTGATGATGGTATTCAAGCAGTTCGTAGACTCCTACCAAAGTGTTGGTTTAATATGCCACAAGTTAAACAAGGGCTAGATTGCCTAAGAAACTACAGGCGAGAGTTCAACGAGAAACAAAATGTATTCTTTGCGAAACCCTTACATGACTGGTCAAGTCATGGAAGTGATAGCTTTCGGTATCTAGCGGTAGGCATGGAACAAGAGAACACTTGGTCAAAACCAATAACAGTAAAAACTTCATGGATCGTTTAAATGGATGAACAGAAACTAAAAGTCATTGTTGAAGCAGAGATCGAAGATTCTATCGGTTATGTAGAGACAGAGACGATTGAGCAACGCACAAAGGCGATCAATTACTACAATCGTTATCCGTATGGGAACGAGGTAGAAGGTCGCAGTCAGATCGTTACAGGCGAAGTAGCCGAAGTGGTCGATGGTGCTTTACCTCAGTTACTCCGCATCTTTACAGCATCCGATGAGTTAGTTCGTTTCGAGCCAAGGATGCCAGGCGATGAGGAAGGTGCTAAACAAGCTACCGAACTGTGTAACCTTGTGTTCTTTGAAGATAATCCTGGTGTCATCCTAATGCACGATTGGTTTAAGGATGCACTTCTACAAAAGAACGGTATTGTCAAATACTGGTGGGAAGAAGCAGAGGACACCACTAAAGAAAAGTATGAGGGATTAAACGCAGAAGAACTCACCCTTCTGTTTGCGGATGGTTCGATGGAGTTAGTCAGCCAAGAGACCGAGGAAGTTGGCATCGACCCAATGGGTATGCCTATCCTTTCTTACAATGTCGTAGTTAAGAAGAAAAAAGATGTAGGTCGTGTTCGTGTAGAGAATGTGCCTCCAGAGGAGTTCTTGATTGCCAAGCGAGACAAGAGCCTAAAAGATGCTCGTTTTGTAGCCCATAGAACCACGATGACTCGTTCAGACTTGGTAGCTGCTGGTTATCCAAAAGACATCGTAGATACATTGCCTGCTTACAACGACCTCACATATACACCAGAGAGAGTGGCTCGTTTCAGTCAAGGCGAGATGCCAGATGAGACACAAACGCTAGACTTCTCTATGCAAGATGTAGAAGTATTCGAGTGCTATATCCGCACCGACTTTGATGGTGATGGTGTCGCAGAACTCCGCAAGGTAACTTATGCAGGCGATAAGATCCTAGACAACGAGGAATACGATCACATTCCTTTTGCTAGTGTTTGTCCAATCCCAATGCCACATAAGTTCTTTGGACAGAGCTTGGCAGACCGAGCAATGGACATTCAGTTAATCAAGTCCACGATTACTCGCCAAATCCTAGACAATTTATATTTGACCAATATGCCTCGGATGTCAGCCTTGGATGGTCAGGTAAACATGGATGATCTCCTGACAGTCGCACCAAATGGTGTTGTGCGGATGAAGTCTCAAGGTGCAGTTCAGCCTTTGACAGTTCCACCAACAGCAGCGCAGTCATTCCCCATGTTGGATTACATGGATCAAGTTCTACAAAAGCGGTCAGGTGTTACACAGACTAGTCAGGGATTAGACCCCAACATTCTACAAAACACCACAGCTACAGCGATTGCATCTATGCAACAAGCAGGTGCAGGTAAGATTGAGATGATTGCTCGAATCTTTGCCGAGACAGGGGTAAAAGACCTATTTAATGGCATTTTCCACCTCTTGTTAAAGTATCAAGACAAACCACGAGTGATTCGTGTGCGTGGTAAATATGTCTCCATTGATCCAAGAGAATGGGCAAACAACTACGACCTAATGACTAATGTTGGTCTAGGAACTGGTGGTAAAGATCAACAGATGGCAATGGCAGCGATGGTTCTACAGAAACAAGAACAAATCTTGACAACGCAAGGCTTTGCCAATCCGTTAGTATCTGTGGGGCAGTATCGCAATACTTTAGGTCGGTTTATCGAGGCAGCAGGGTTTAAAGACTCAGCCGAGTTCTTTAAAGAGATTCCTCCAGAACTTGACCAACAGTTATCTACACCACAACCACAACAACCCATGCCAAATCCAGCGATGGATGCGCTAATGGCACAAACCCAAGCACAGATCGAAGTAGATCGTGCTAAAGCATTAAACGACATCGAGATTGCTAAAGCAAAAGCACAAGCCTCTATCCAACTCGAAAGAGAGAAGGCAGCAGCAAACCTAGAACTCAAGACAGCAGAGTTCCAAGCCGAAGCACAGTTGAAAGCAGCCCAAGTTGGTGCTAAATTAACTGGCGATGTCAGGATACCAGGATGAATAAAGTAGAACGAGCCAAGGGATTACTAAACGATGAGTTCTTTATCGAACTCTTAGAAGCCCAAAAGGAAGTCTACAAATCCTATATATTTAGTTCGCTAGACGAAGATGTAGAAGGCAGAGAAAGAGCCTTAACTCGTCTACGAGCCATAGAGAATTTTGAAGCCTCAATCCGATCAATCGCACAGCAAGACGAAATCGAGAAAAAGAGGATTAAGTTTTTTTAACAACCTGTAAGGTGAGAAAATGAGTGAAAACACCAACCCACAAGGGAGTGTAGATACATCTATAAAAGGTGCAGCTAACGCATTTATGTCTTTTCTTGAACCACAAGCGGAGGAGGCGCAAGCCCAACCAGAAGCAAGTGCAGAGGAACAGCAAGAATTATCTGCTGATTCTGAGTCCGAGGAACAAGATATAAGTGCGGAAGAAGCTGAGAGTCAGGAAGAAGTTGTAGAGGAACAACCACGCTACCGAGTTAAAGTCTCTGGAGAAGAAGTGGAAGTCAGCCTTGATGAACTTTTAAATGGCTACAGTAGGACTGCCGATTATCAGAAAAAAACCCAATCTTTAGCAGAGCAACGCAAGGCTGTAGAAGCCGAGAGGATAAAGATTGAGGAAGCAGCAAAGACTCGTGAAACCTATGCTCAACGACTCCAAGTCATTGAAGAATTGCTACAACAGCAAAATAAAGGAGAAGATCTGTCGCAGTTAAAGGCAGAAGATCCGATTGCTTACGCAGTTGCCATGGCAGAGAAAGTTGAGAAGGAGAAGCAATTGCAAGCGGTGCAAATGGAAAGACAGCGTGTTCAACAAGAACAACAGACTCACCAACAAGCACTTCTACAAAAGCATATCCAACAAGAGCAACAAAAGTTAGTTGAAGCCATCCCTGAGTTTAAGGATGAGGTTAAGGCAGAAGTAGTCCGTAGGGATATACGGAACTATGCCAAATCCATTGGCTTTACTGACCAAGAGTTGTCTCAGGTTTACGACAGTCGTGCTGTCCAAACACTTTACAAAGCAATGCAGTATGAGAAGTTAATGGCAAACAAGGGGGCTACGACTAAAAAAGTAGCTACTGCTCCAAAGACTATCAGACCTGGCACTTCTAACCCTCAAAGCTCTGAGACAGAAGCATTTAAAAAGGATCGAGCCATACTCCGACAAAGCGGTAATAAAAAGGATGCGGTTCGTTTATTTGAACGATTTTTATAAAGGAATTAAAAAATGGCAGCATATGATCGCTATACAGCAATCGGTGCTCGTGAGGACTTAACCGATGTTATCTATGACATCAGCCCTACCGACACCCCAATTATGTCCTCTATCGGCAAAACCAAAGCAACCTCGGTTTACCATGAGTGGCAAACTGACAGCCTTGCATCAGCTACTACGGCTAACGCTTTAGTAGAAGGCGCATCGGCTACCGAAGCAACAATCACCCCAACGACTCGCCTTGGTAACTATACACAGATCGTAGGTAAGACTGTTATGGTTTCTGGCACTCTCTTGGCTTCTGACCTCGCAGGTCGTAAGTCTGAGATGGCTTACCAATTGGCTAAAGCCTCGTCTGAAATCAAACGAGACATTGAGACCATCATTACGGCTAACCAAGGTCAGACAGCAGGTTCGTCTGGTTCTTCTGCTCGTAAAATGGGTTCACTCTTGTCGTATATTAAGAGCAACACATCTGTAAATGGCACATCCGTTACTGGTGTAGATCCAACCACGATTGGTGTTTCTACTCGCACCGATGGAACGACTCGCACCTTTACCGAGACATTGCTCAAGACCGTTATCGCTAAAGTATTCTCAAGCGGTGGCACACCTTCTGCTTTGTTTGTTAGCCCTGCACAGAAGCAAGTTGTTTCTGGCTTTACAGGTTTGGCAGCACAGCGTTATCAAGTGCCTACGAACGGTCAAGCAACCATCCTTGCCGGTGCTGATCTCTATCAGTCCGACTTTGGTGTATTGCAGATTGTTCCAAATCGCTTTATGCGGACACGTGATGCGTTGATCCTTGACCCAGAATATGCAGCATTAGCATATCTGCGCCCATTCCAGACCAACGACATCGCTAAAGTAGGTGATGCTGAGAAGAAACAAATCTTGGCTGAATTGACTTTGGAAGTTCGCAACGAAGCCGCCCATGGCGGTGTATTTGACTTGTCTTGATAAAACCTAGATAAGTTGTAGAATAGGGGGTGGACACAATCCACCCTCTTTCTAGGAGCATTTATGTCAGAACTCGGTAAACGAGGTAATTTAGGTGTTGTCAATGGAGTGGTAAAAACAGCCTATGCAGATGGCGAAGGCGGTTTGATAATTAAGACAGAAACAGATTTAACGGATTTTATTGACCATACAAAGGAACAATACAATCAGCGTAGCGAAAAGACAGGATGGGGAGAAGATCCCTACGATCCTAAGAATAAAATTGCATCATTACCCTTAGAGATTATCGAGATGTTAAATCAAAAGGGGATTATGCGAGGCTATTACATTACAGATCAACAAGCCCTCAAAAAGTGGTTAAATGACCCTGAGAACAAGGTCTTTAGAACCAGAGGGGGTCAGGTATGAGAATAGCGGTTTGTATCCCTGCAAGGGGTCAAATGGAGGTCGCAACAGCCTTTGATATGATGGCAATGCTGACCTATACAGTTAAAACAACAAATTACGATATAGACTTATTTACAGCACAAGGCACTCTGATATTTGATCAGAGAAACAACCTAGTGCAAAGCGGTATTGATATAAAAGCAGACTACATCCTGTTTATTGATGCCGATATGAGGTTTCCAAAAGACACCTTAAAACGATTGTTATCTCATAAAAAAGAGATCATTGGAGTAAATGCGACAACTAGAGCAGAACCTGTATCTCCTACGGCTAGGAACATACAGATTAACGAGGATGGCTCAGTCATCTTCTTGCCTGTTTACTCGAATGTAAAAGAAGGAATAGAAAAAGTAGATGGCATTGGCTGTGGGATAATGCTCATAAAGACAAGCATCTTTGAGAAACTAGAAAAGCCTTACTTCTACTTTGAGCAATTAAAGAATAACAAGTTACTTGGTGAGGATATTTACTTCTGCATCAAGGCAAGAGACTCAGGCATAGACACTTGGGTAGACCATGATTTATCAAAAGCAATTAAGCATATTGGTCAATATGTCTATGGCTGGCACAATGTAGCTAAACCAGATTAAAGAGAAACTAAATGGCATTTTCTTCCTACACAGAGTTAAAGACTACAGTAGCAAGCTACTTAGGTCGGTCTGATCTGACATCTACAATACCTGACTTCATTATGATGGCAGAATTGCGTTTGTCTAGGGATCTAAGAACTCGCCAAATGCTCAAATCAGCTACGGCTTCAACGGTTAGCGGAAACTCTAAAGTTTCTTTGCCAACCGATTTCTTAGAAATTAGGGATCTTCATGTGCAAGGCAATCCAAGGTTTCCTGTAACCTATCTATCGCCTAGTTCATTTAACAGAGATGCAGCAGCAGATGAAAGTGGTAAACCGAATTACTACACGATCCTAGCTTCCGAGTTTGAGTTTGCACCAATCCCAGACACAACTTATACATTAGAAATTCTGTATTACGCAAAACCAACAATATTGTCTAGCGTTACTGCAAGCAATGTATTTTTAGCAAACTACCCAGATGCACTTTTATACGCATCCTTGTTGGAAGCAGAGCCATACCTCATAAATGATGCTAGATCACAAACATGGGCAACCCTGTATGATCGAGCTATTCAAAATATTTCTGATGCGGACACCAGAGGCGAATACTCAGGTGTTCCGTTGATAATGAAAGTAACCTCACGATAAGGAATTAACATGGCTGCAATGTCAAATTACTTAGAGAACGCACTAATCAATGCGACTTTAAGAGCAACCACCTTTACTTCACCAGCAACAGTTTATGTTGGGTTATACACAAGCGACCCTACCGATGCGAATACAGGCACAGAGTGCACAGGTGCATCGTATGCGAGAAAATCAATGACCTTTGGCGCACCATCAAACGGAGTTTCTACAAACTCTAGCGCAGTAGAATTTGACCAGGCTACAGGATCTTGGGGAACAATTACTCATTTTGGAATCCTAGATGCTCTTACAAGTGGAAATCTTTTATATCATGGCGCACTAACATCAAGCAAAACAATAGAATCAGGAGATGTATTTAAGTTTGCATCTGCTGCTGTTTCTGTAACATTAGCGTAAGCCTATGTCCACCATTGTTACCAGATCGGGTAAGGGATCTCCTTTAACTCATAACGAGGTAGATACCAACTTTACCAATCTCAACACAGATAAGGTAGAAAAGACTGCTGCTGCCATCACAGGCGGCACAATTAATGGCACAACCATCGGTGCTACTACCCCATCTACAGGAAACTTTACTACTTTAACTGCACAGACAGAAGTATTAAAGGGAACTGGGCAGAATTTAGTTGTTCAATCTCAAGCATTTGCCACATCTTGGAATAGTACTGGATTAACAAATGCTAATAACGCTACAACCGCTCCTGATTCTACAAATACGGCTTCATCATTAACAGAAACAGCCGCAAATAGTAACCATTGGGCATTTACTGCATCTGTTTTAAATTTATACGCTGGCACATATACAGCTTCTTGTTATGTAAAAGCAAATGGCAGAACAGCCGCAATTTTAGCTATATCAGTAAACACAAGTAATCAATATGCTTCTGCAACTTTTGATTTAAGCGGAGTAACTGTTTCTCAAACTAATGTGGCTGGAACAGGATTTGCTATTGTTGCAACATCTATAACAAGTGCTGGTAGCGGTTGGTTTAGGTGTGTATTAACAGCAACAATACCTGCTAGGGCAGATTATTTGTTTATGTTGTCTGTTAGCAATGCAACAACATTTAGCCCTACTTCTATTGGTGGTGGAAATTCATACGCTGGCGATATAACAAAAGGAATATTTGCTTGGGGCGCACAACTTGAGCCATATTCAACTGTTGGAACTTATGTACCGACAACCACAACAGTAGTTCTTGGAAATCCATCATTATCGTTAGGTGGTTTTGCATCTTTAGGAATGGATAATACTGGTTCTGTATATTTACAGCCAGCATTAACAGGCGCAATTCAAGCACAAGCTACTACATCTACAAGTGCTGGTGGTAATGCTAGGGGTGCTAATGCTGTTGATTGGCAGACTATTAGGGGAACAGCGGCACAAGTCTCTTCTGGGCTTGCTTCCAATATTAATGGTGGTGCAAACAATACTAACGCTTCATCTTATTCAACTATTGGTGGTGGGTTTGGAAACACATTAGGAGCAAGTAACGGGACATTAATTTGTGGTGGTTCTTCAAATTCTATTGGGGCTTATCCATCTTACTATTCAACAATTGTTGGCGGTGCTAATAATACAGCTAATGGATGGGGTAATTTTGTTGGTGGTGGACAGGGTAATAACGGGACAAGTGGCTCTGCCGTAACTACTCAATCAGGAACAATGAACGGCACAACAGCAGTAACTTTGTCTGGTTCAAACGCTAACATTAGGGTAGGACAACTCGTTACTGGAACATCGATTGCAAATAATACCTATGTGGCTGCTATATCGGGAACATCCCTTACTTTATCTCAAAACGCATCAGGTTCATCAACCTCAACCCTTTCCTTTTACACCCCTCATGGAGTAGTAGTAGGCGGTGGTAATAACCAAGCTACAGGA